ACAAGCTGCAGCAGATCACCCACAGAACAAGCTGCAGCAGATCACCCACAGAACAAGCTGCAGCAGATCACCCACAGAACAAGCTGCAGCAGATCACCCACAGAACAAGCTGCAGCAGATCACCCACAGAACAAGCTGCAGGGCGGCGGAAAAGTAAAAGAAAATAACACCCAGCGTTATCATTTTTATATATATCTATATATACTGCTATATCTGTTGTTACTTGTCTTTTCTATTTTTGCAAACCTCTTTTTATACCGCTTTTTACAAGTCTTTTTTCAATCTCAATATTTGTATTTTATCCAAAATTACCTAACCACACGTAACAGGCGTTGCCATTAGAACATATTCTAGAACGCATTCTAGTTATTGTATATGTGTCCATCAAAAATACAAAAGCCGTTTCAGCATATATATATCCGGATACAGGTACTGGTCTGGCGTTTTTCCGGAAGCACCCCCACCCACCCGGGGCACATTCCCACGAGGGGTGCAATTATTAGGGTGGTCGGTAACAAACCCCCAAGAGCAAATTTTGGCATAACATAGCCAAACTCCACACACACAAGAAGATATGCGTAACACGTGATTACATTAAAAAGTATGTAATAAAACAGAGCGCCATTCGGTTTATAAACAGATAAAAAAATAGAATCTTAATATAGACGGGGGTATGCTCCTTTAAGGGGGTGTATATTTTCAAAGGGTGGTAAGGCTTAAAAATCTAACAAAAAAATGTAAGAAAGGAGAACACTAATGGGCAAAGCAAAAGACACCTTGCTGACTGATACTCAAATAAAGTTCTGTGAATGGGTTGCGAAAGGCAAGACACAGACAGAGGCATACAGACTAACGCACCCAAAGGCAAACGATGCTACGTCACGTAGAAACGCAGTTAATCTTATGAAAAGACCAGAGGTGCAAGAAAAGATACAAGACATAATGTCAAGCCTTGCATTTAAGATGCAATGGAGCAAGGAGAAGAGTGAAAAGACAGTCGGAGCTATACTTGACGAATGTATGCTCAAAGGAGACCATAAGACGGCGTTGCTTGCTGTGCAGGAGCTGAACAAAATGGCAGGTCTATACGCACCGCAGAAGCAGATAACAGCAAAGGTAGATTTATCGCATGGAGACATAAACGCTATAATGGACAATTTAGGATACAAGAGAATAGAGCAGCCGAGAGAAATAGAGGTGATAAGCGAATGAGCAGAGCTGACGCTTTCATAGAATTATGCAGATGCGACTATAGAACATACTGCGCGTATTCTCACCATAATGCATGGAAGGCTGGAAAGGCTGTGTCGTATATAGCAAACACAATACAGCATTTTGTGCAGAGAAACACAGGAAACGCATACGATATACTTGTTCTTTCAGTACCTCCACAGCACGGAAAAAGTATGACAGTCACAGAAACATTTCCTTCATGGTATATAATCAATAACCCAAGAAACAGAGTAATAGAAATATCGTACTCAGAAGATTTTGCGCAGTTGTTTGGCAGAAGAAACAGACAAAAACTTATAGAGTTTGGCAAAGACTTCGGTATTGAACTGTGTTCATCACCTAATTCAAATGTAGAGTTTGAAACAACAGAAGGTGGTGGAATGATTTCACGTGGAATAACGTCAGGTGTAACCGGACGAGCGTGCGACCTTATGATAATCGATGACCCTATTAAAAACAGAATGGAAGCCGATTCTGAAACATATAGGGAAAGAATATGGAGTGAATGGCAAGACTCATTCAAGACACGTTTAAGTGCCGGAGCGAAAGTTATACTTATACAGACAAGATGGCACGAAGATGACCTTGCCGGACGTATTATACGCAACGAGCCGAGTGTTGAAATAGTTAATCTTCCGTGCGAAGCCGAAGAAAACGACCCGTTAGGCAGACCTGTAGGAGAAGCGTTGTGTCCGGAGATAGGCAAAGACACGGAATGGCTTAAAGACTTCAAAAAATCGTATATAGGCGGTTCAAGAACATGGAACGCACTTTATCAAGGACACCCATCGTCAACGGAAGGTAATATCATACAACGAGAATGGTGGAAGAGATACGACGAAGCTCCTGAGGAGTTTGACAGAACAGTTATATCGGTTGACGCATCGTTCAAAGGAGACGACTCAAGCGACTTTGTTGCAATAACAGTATGGGGCAAGAAAAACAGTGATATTTATTTAATTGATATGTTCCACATGCAAGTAGATTTTGTTGAAACACTTGAGCAGATAGAAAGACTTGCTGAAAAATATCCAAATTATCGTGCTATATACATAGAAGAAAAAGCAAACGGAGCTGCTATTATAAACGTTCTTAGAAGAAAGATACACGGAATAATAGGAATAACACCTATGGGCGGTAAAATAGCACGTGTAAACGCTATATCCGGAATTATCGAAGGCGGTAGTGTATATATACCAAAAACATCATGGGGAGAATCGTTTATAGAGGAATGTGCTGTGTTTCCAAGAGGCGTGCATGACGATATGGTCGACTCAATGTCGCAGTGTTTAATGCGAGAATACTACAGAACTGTGCATACAACAAAGGCACAAGTGCATAAAAGCAGTATATATTCGTTTGGTAGTGGTAAAATCGTTGACAATTTAGGTATTAAAAAGCCGATTAAGGCATTTTAGGAGAAATATGAATATTTTTAAAAAACTTTTTCACAAACATAAACAGAAAGCCGTAGAACGCAAGAAAAACGAAGAAGATATAAGAGAGCAGAAGAAATGGTACGGCATTCTTGACAACATTAACAATTATGACGGAACGTCAAAAGGACAAAAGGTTATAAAATGATTACTGAAACATGGAATAAATACGAGAGAGGCAAAGAATTTCTTGAATCTCTTGGAATTATAAGCAAAACAACACAGTCTTATAATTTCTATGAAGGCAGACAATGGGAAGGATTGCAGAGCGGTGGCGAAAAAATGCCTATACTTGATGTAATCAAGCCTATTGTAGATTACAAAACAGCAATACTTACACAAAACTATCTCCAGGCTAATTTTTCATCACAGAACTACGAAGCAAATCCAATGGAAAGAGCTGTATATGACAAAGTATGTAGTATGCTTAATTCATATTGGCTTAAAACATGGGAATCAAACAACATGGATTCGTATGTAACAGATGTTATATTAAATGCTGAAATAGCCGGTGACGCTTATGTGTATGCGTATTACGAAGATACAAACAAAACGGTTAATGGAAAACGCAGAAGCGGTCGCACGTTGTTTGAGGTTGTTGATAACACTCGTATAATGTTTGCTAATGAAAACGAAGCTGATATACAGAAACAAGATTATATTCTTATGACATTTCGTAAATCAGTTGAGCAAGTTAAAGCAGAAGCAAAAGCAAACGGAATACCGAAGAAAGAAATAGATCAGATACAGAACGATAACAACAAAGATGTGCAGACTGGTAGTAAAAAAGAAGTGCAGAATCATTCAAAATGTCTGTGTATTCTTGAAATGTGGAAAGAAAACGGTACTGTTCATATACGCAAAGCAACAAGAAACGTTGAGTATCAGCACGACACAGATTTAAAACTTACAAAATATCCTGTTGCGAGATATTTATGGGAACCAATGCACGGGCTTTGCAGAGGCGTAAGCGAAGTATATAAACTTATACCAAATCAGATATGGATAAACAGACTTGAAGCATACAGACTTATTTCAACAAAGCTGTTTGCGTTTCCTAAACTTGTATATTCATCAAATCTTGTAAACAAAGAGGATGTTTCGCTACCGGCTGTTGCTCTTGAGGTTGACGAAAACGATTTAAACAAAGCTATTGATTCTATCACATACATTAATCCGGCTCCGATGTCGCAAGACGCTATGAATGTGCAGAGCGAGATGATTAACTATACAAAAGATTCAGCTGGTGCAAGCGATATAGCAACAGGTAGAGAAAAACTTGATAACGCAAGTGCGTTACTTGCAATTCAGGAATCGTCACAGACGCAGCTCGCAGCACAGAAATCAAGATTCAAGAGATTCATAGAAGATTTATCAAGGATTATGTACGATTTCTGGTGTACGTATTATGTAAATGGTATTCAGTTTATTGAAATAGACGAAATGGGTAATTCGTATGCACAGCATATAACAACAGAACAGTTAAAAGACCTTGAACCTGAAATACGTGTTGATGTGACACCTACATCTCCATTCAATAAACTTAATGAAATGCAAAAGGCAGATAATCTTATTATCAACGGTGTTATCAGTCTTGAAGAATATACAGCTATACTTCCTAACGAAGAACCTATGAAAGCAAAACTTGAAACAGTTCTTATGAAACGTCAGGAACAGCAAATGATTATGAACCAGATGCAAAGTCAGATAGATGCACAAAATCAGCAAATAGCAGAACAGTCGCAGATGCTTGACGCAAGTGCTAATGCGTACAAGAATCTGCAACTATCAACACAGAACAAAATTGACGAAGCATATCTGAAAGGGTCTATCGACACAGCATCAGCAAGGGAGGAAATAAATGGCAACTTACGATAAAACGGCTATAGGAAAATACTCAACACCTTTTGAGCAGAATGTTGCTAATTCAAATGCAGTTTATAACGCAGGTGTTAATTCAGTAAACGCACAGAACACAGTGCAGGCTAATCAGTATCAGAACGCAAAAAACACTGCTATTAAAACGCTTGAAGGTGCTAATGCCAACGCCTATGCTACTTATCAGAAAAACATAGGACAGAATGGCAATAGTGCTTATGGAAGTAATGTATCAAATTATCTTAAAAATGCTTCTTATGGCACATATTTAACAGGACTTGGAACAAATCAGCATACATACAATTCTGCACTTTCAAATGCTAATACATCATGGAATGAATGGCTTTCAAGTAAAGCGTCACAAGAAGCAGAACTTGAAAACACAAGACAGACAGCAAACGATTCTTGGTATCAGTATTATCTTGATAAGGTTAACACAGACGCTCAGTTGGCAGAACAGCAGAGACAGTTTGACTTGCAGATGGCTGAAGACCAGAGACAGTTTAATGAAACTATGGCGTACAACAAGGCAAATGCTTCAAGGTCAAGTGGTAGTGGTAATCCGGACGGAACACCTATTGATGATGATACTGATAAAGTTGAAAAAACTAACAATAAATATAATTACGCATATAAGTCTAATAATGTGAAACATGGAAGCAGTAAAGACCAGTATGGCGTTGGACTTGGTATAGTACAGCCAAAAAAGACAAAAAGTAAATAATAAACGCATAAAAATATAACCGAACGGTTTTTTAAGAAACCGAACGCAAACACTAAAAACCGAATGGTTTTAACAGAGAGCGAAAATAACCATTCGCTCTCGATTTTTAAGGAGAAAAAATGTCAGCAAGAGAAAAAAATCCTGAAAAAGACAAAAATCGTATTTATAAAGAGACAGGCGGGTCAAACAACACTGTAAAAGAAACATTCAGTGGCACTAATGACTCAACAAAGACAAGCAGTAAGTCTAAGTATATTGGAAACACAGAAAAAAACAAAACAGACAAAACTAATTATTCAAATAATCCTAGAAAGCAAAAACAATTAGAAGCAATAGGGAAAAAAGAGGAAAAATCAACAACTTTTGAAGATACAGTAAAAAAAGATGTTGTTGCAGAAAATAATGCACGTGCAACACGTGTTGGCGTTAAAAAAAGTGTAACATCAAAAATTAAAGAATACGAAAATAAAGCAGACAAAGAAAAAGAAAGAATGGAAAGTCTTGCAGATGTTACATACACATCAAGTGTTGTATCAAACAAAGACAAACGCAATAAATCTGTAGAAAATATATCAAACAATATTCAAGGAAACGTTGATGTAACAACAACGCCTAAAGACAAAGACGGCAAATCAATACCATCGTATTATATGGAAACAAAAGAATACGGGTCTATTCTTATTCCAAGAGTAGTTAATATTGATGGAAAAGACGTTGAACTTACTGAAGATGAAGCATACGAAAGATTTAACACAACAGGAGAATACTTCGGACAATTCAAAAACGAAAAAGAAGCAGACGATTATCTTTCTTCAATGCGTGGTTACATTAAAGAATACGAAGATAATTCTGCTAATTATGGCACTGCAGTTAAGAACATGCAGTATAGATATGTTGACAAAGCAAGACAAGAAGGTGCAAGCGAAGGCCAAATTGCATATATGAATTGGCAACAGACAAAAGCAACCAACGAACAGTTAAAAGCAGACGGATATTCTGATGAAGAAATAGAATATATTTGGAAAGAACAGCTTGAGCCTTTAGGTTATGTATACACAACCGCAAGTGACGTTAAAAAATCTTGGTCTCCATCAGACTCAGAAGCATTAACGTATCAGCGTTCAATGGTCAAAGATGCAACAAACGTAGAGACACAAGCTGAAAAAATAAGAGAAACATTAAATAATCTTGATTTATCTAACGTAAAATCAAATCTTGCTGTTGATGTTGCAACTATTGGAAACAATACTCTTTCAGAAGATAGAAAAGAAACTTTAAAAGATATTGTATACAATGACGATTTTTGGAATTATGCAATTGCTCTTGCTAATTCTAAATCTTATCATACAGCTGAACAACAGAAAGACACACAGAAAATAATTGATGTTCTTACTAATCTTGGCGCTACATATCTAAATGATGCTGATTGGGAAAAACTTGAAAAAGAAACAGGTATGTCGCATGACGCAGTAAATAAAATATACAACGTTTTAACAACAAGGGAATGGGGTGGAAAACAGCTAGCTTTAGGTATGCTTACTTCATTACCATTTACTGAAAAGATTATTGACGAGAATGAAAAAGACGAATTTGGAGTATCGTTTAATACTGTTGATTATTTGAACGGAATGTATGACATAGGAACCGGATATACAACAGACGAAAACACAGGAGGCGTACTTGTTTCAGACGAATCATATAAAGCAATAGCAAGAGAACGTGGAGATATTCAGTTTGCAACAAAAGGTGGTAACGCAATAGGCACAACATTACAGATGATAGCCGGAGGAATAGGTGCAGGGAAAATTGCAGGAGCAGTTACAAGTAAAATAGTAGGAGCTCTTATAAATGCAGAAAAAATATCAGCAGAAACTGCAAGCATAATGAGTTCTGTTATGTCAAAAGCAATTTCAAGTACAATATTGAATACATATATGACTGCTTCTAACGCAACAAAGAAAGGTTACGAACTTGACAACTTCGGAATGGATTGGTTAAAAGGCGAACTTTCTTTTCTTGCTATGACATATACATCATCAGCAGTAAACGGAGCTATGAACAAGGCTATTTCAGCAACAAAAAATACAGCTGCTGAAACTGCTGAATCAGCAAAAATATTGAATGTTGCTTTAGAAAATGCTAACAGACTTGCAACATACGATAAAATGAATAATCTTGCTATTAATACAATGAAAACAGCAGTATCAAGTGCTGTTGGAGCAACAGCAGGTACTGTATCTCCTATATTCTTAATGGATGATGAAGAAAAGCAAGCACTCGCTGATAATTTTGGAGAATCTTGGATGGAAATGTTTGCGTTATCATTTGGAATGGAAATGGCAGGCACATTTGCAAAAGGAATAAAAGGCAGAGCAGAATACAAAAAAGCGATGTCGAGTATTCAAAAGTTAATTGAATTAAAAGCAATTGATATGGAAATAAAAACTGTTCCTAATGCCGAAGAATTATTTGGAACAAACATAAACATTACAAACGAGGCTCAGCGTATTGCGTATAACGATTTAATGAAGAGTCTTACTTCGTTGTTCAATGATCCAGAAACAAGCAGTATGCTTACAAAAAGCCAGAAAGAGTTTATAAAGAACTTCAATGGTCATATTATTGAATGTCAGAATATTCTTTTGTATAACATGCAGATTGATGAAATGGCAAAAGAAAAAGTCGATTCAATGCTCAAAGAAACAGAAGATTTGTATCCGACAAACGAAGCAACGAAGAATCTTGTTGAACTTAAAGATTCATCTGATATAACAAATGAACAGATAGAACTTGTTTCGTTAAAGACAAAAGAATCACGAGCGATACAAGAAGAAGCAGAAGCATATTTACGTGGAGAAATAACAGAATGGGATACACTTTCAGAAGCAACAAGAAAAGCACTTTCTGATGCAAGAAACATGAAGTTCTGGGCAGAAAAATTTGGTTATGATACAGATTTATCTTTTGATATAAACGATTCTAAAACATCTGCTAAGAGCAACGCACGTGCAAGACAAGTTGCAAAAAGAATAAACGCAATGAATGTTAATGAAACACAGAGATTTGCAAGGAAAGCAACGAGGTCAATAAAAGACGGCAATGTATCTTATGAAGATAATCATTATAAACTTGAAACAAATAAACTTGATGATGGAAAAATAGAAGCAACTGTCACAAATAAAAAACTTAACATAAGCAAAAAATGGACAGCTGATTCTGTTGAGAGTGCAATAAACGAAGCTCAAAAATTTTATGATACAACAAGTATAAAGAAAAATGTTGCTTCTGCAATAGAAGAAACAGGTGCTTATAATGATGGGAATATTCATGCACAGATTATTAAAACAAAAGATGGATATAAATTATCTGTTGATGATATAAGTGCTGAAAAGAAATTTGCTCCATATGAAAAAACTGTAAGCACATTTGAAGAAGCTGTTGATATTATTACTGATTACTCTGTATTTGCTAATCCGCTTTCTTATGATGTTTCAATGCCTTTGAGTCAGACAGCAAAAGAACTTGCAGAAAACAAAATGTATAAAGGATATAAAATAACTGCAACTGTTAAAAACTCAAAGAAAAACGGTACATATCTCGAGGTTTATGACGCTGTTACAAATGAAACATTTAAAATTGAAAACTTTAGAGATATGAACGAAGCAGCTGAAATGCTTGAGAGTGCAATTAGCGAAAGAACAACTGCAAAAGATGTTGCAAAAAGCATACTTTCAGGAGAAGAATACGCTTCTGTTAAAGATTCATTGGAAAGATATGAAAATACAGACGCAAACACAGTGCAAGAACCAGTAACAGACAAAAGGCAGTTAAGAAACAATGTTGATAAAGAACTCACAAATGTTCTTAACAGAATTAAAGATGGAACTGTAGATGCCGGAGACATAGGCGCATACCAGGATGCAATAAACAAACTGAATGAGTATGACGCAGAAATGTTAAACAAAAAGGCAATAAAGGCTCAGGCTAAAGAACGAGTAAAACTTGAAAAGAAAATATCAAGAGCTGAGCGTAAAGTTGAAATACAAAAAGAAAAACTAAGACTTGAGAAAAATCTTGAAAAGCAGACAAAAATAAGAAGAGCTGTGTATGAAAAAATTGAAAAAGAAGCAACAAAAGTAAAGAATGAGCGTATAAACAAATTAAAAGAAACAGCAAAGAATATACAGAAATTAAGCAAGTTAACAGACAAGAGCCAGTATGTTGCCTTGCGGGACAAAATAACTGAAGACATATTCACAAAAATCAGGAAACCTACTGAAGCACAGAAATCAAAAGCTGAGCTTATTAAAGCATACCTTGACGATGTTGCTGAAAATAATCCTAATGTTAATGTAATAGATTCTGTATATGAAGAAGCAAAGAACATTTTGAGCAATAAAAAATCTCTTAATGATTTAGATCCTACTCAGCTTTCAATAGTAAACAACGCTGTTGATTCAGCAGTATTTCTTGATAAAAATGCAAGAAGCACTATAGCAAAAGAAAGAAAATCAACAGTTAATGCGCTTGCTGAAAAGGCTCTTATTGATATTGAAAAAGCAAAAACATTTAGCGTAAACATAAACGGTAAAAGCATGCACATTCTTGACACTATTTATGGAAAAACATTACGGCCAAATGACGTTGCGATGATTGTAGACGGTGGAAATCTTGACGGTAATGGAGCGTTTTCAAAAGCGTTTGAAGCAATGAGGCGGTCCGCAAGCAAAGGCAATGATTTTAAATATTATGAGCTTGTTGAACTAATACAAGGTTTAAAAGAAAATAAACTGCTTAAGTCACTTACAAGCAAAGATAAATATTTTGATACAGGAATTGAATGTGAAGTATTAACAAAAGAAGGGAAACCGGTGCTTGACGCTGATGGTAATCCTGTAAAAACAACGCTTAAGATGAGTAGGTCACAACTTATATTTAACTGTATGGCAATGAAAGACAGTTATCTTGTTGATATGATGTTAGGCAAACCAAAAGTCAAAAACGTGTATATTGATAAAAATGGAGAAATAACAAAAATAAAAGAAGATGCAGTTGTGACAGAAAAAATTGTAGAAAGAGATTCTCCCGGTTGGTATAACATTCCTGAAGAAGCAGACTGGGCAAAAGGTAAGTACAGAGAGGCGTACAGAAACGGACAGAATGTAAAACTTACAGAATCGTCTCTTAATAAATTACCTGAATTGCTTACAGAAGCAGAAAGAGCGTTTGTTGATGTTGCAAGAAACATATACGATACTTGCGGTAATTCAATGGATATGAACATGCTCGAATACAACGGAAGAACTGTAACAACAGGCAACAATAATTATGTTCATGCAGTAGGTGATGGCTCGTTTGCAACAACAATTGAAAACGGTAAAAACAAAACTGTAAATGCTTCATCAACATCTGTAATGCAAACAAGAACAGGAAAAGGCGGTTATAATCCAGACAGTATAGTGCGTAATCTTCTTACTGTTATTAACGATGCAAGTTATATGTATTCAGCAAAATCTATAGATACATACAATGCTCTTGTAAGTAATCCTGAAGTCGCAAAGGCTGTTGGAACAAAGTTTGGCAATAGTTTTTATAATTCTCTTGTGAACATAGGGCAAGACGCTAAGATACAGATTATTGAAAGTAATTTATCTGATAAGATTCTTTCTAAATATGCTAATGCTGTTACTGCTATAAACATAGGAACAACGCTTAAACAGATTCCTTCGTATTTTCAATTATTATCACATTTTGATGCAAAAAGTGTGTTAAAAGGAATGTTTAAAAACCCTGATTCTGAAATTGTAACAAAGTATTCATCAACATATAAAGAAAGACTTATGAAGAAAGGAATTGTTACAACAGGAAGCCTTAATGAAAGCGATATGCAGATTATTAATTCAAAAATAAATCTCACATCATTCTCGGATTTATGGACAGTTAAGAAAGCTTGGGGTGTTGCAGAAGAGTATGTAAAGAGTCATTACAACACATCAGGAATGACAGAAGAAGCGTTTTATAAACAAGTAGCAGAAGTTTACGACAAAGCAGTGCAGGAAACACAGCCGTCAAGAAATAAACTTGATAAAGCAGAACTGTTAAGGTCAAAAAATGCTGTTACGAAAGCATTAATGCTGTTCACATCACAGCCAATGCAGAACTGGAGTCTTATCAATGAAGGATTTATTAAGAAAGCAAATCTAAAGATTTCAGGTATTGAAAACTATAAACAGACAAAACAGTGGAAAAGTGCAACTAAACAGCAATTAGGAACCGCATTAGGTCAAGCATTGTCTGCTTTTACATTAGGAGCAATAACTCTTGGAAACGCTGCGCTTAGAGGAAGCATTGATGATTTAAAAGATGAAAACGGAAATTTTGTATTGCTTCCTACTTTTGATGAAAACACGGGAAAATTAAAATCAAAAGGCATTGTAGGCGAATGGCTTTACGATTCGTTTGCAAGTGCTATTTCATCAATACCATTTGCAGCAAAAGTATTTTCTGCAGCAAACGTTGCAACAGGAGAGTATTCATCAGATGCGTTCAATATGCCACAGTTTGATATGTTAAATAATGTTGTTGACGGAATAACAACAATATACAACGGAATAACTGATAATAATTCTGCAAAAATAAATAGAGGATTAAAAGACCTTACAATAGGATTATCTGTATTTGCAGGAGTTTCATCAGAATATGTATTTAAAGTTTCAACAAACCTTCTGTGTGAAGCTAATCCTGCTTTTAATGCTTGGTATCAGAACACATTCTATGGAACAAAAACCAACGAGGTTGTTGATAATCCTGAAGCATTGAAATATGTATTCAGTGGATACAACAAAGGCCTTGAAGGAACAACAGCAGGAAAAGATATTGAAAGAATAGTTTTAAATGATCCTGAAGGGAATAAGATAGTTAAAATGCTAAACGGCAATAACTATGCTGAAGATTTCAATGTAGGAGACTACAAAATAGAACTTGAAAACGATGAACGTGTATGGTACGGAGATAAGATAAACGAGTATTATACAAAACTTGCTAATGATTTTGCTGAATCTGACGGATACGTTGACCTTGATGATGAAGATAAAGCAAACGGATATAATTGGTTACTTGAGTATAGCAAACAAATGGCTAAAAAGGATACACTTGAATATCTTAAAGAAAAAGGCAAATATAAATACACGTCAGCTTCTGAAATTGATATGAGCGAAATAAATCTTGATGATTTAGAAGCAGAAGGAATCGATATATCTGATTATGTTACTTATAGAGCATTTATAAGAAATATGAATCCTGATGGTAGTCCTATAAACGACAGTGCTAAAAAAGTATTTCTATCAGGTCTTAATATATCAGACGAATCAAAACGTGATATATATTTGTATGAATTTGATGATGATAAGATGCGCTCAACAATGGCCAAAGGAGACATATCTGCAACAGATTATATCCGTACAAAAGCAATGATGTCATATTATGACAATACAGAAAACGCAACAAGTACAAAGATAGATTATATCAATGATTCTTTTGATGAAAAAGGCAAGGTTGCAATGTATGAAAATGTATTTGAAACAAAAAGCACAAAATATGACAACAAGATTTCGACTGCTGTTGAATACGGCATTAGTGCTACTTCGTTCCTCAACAGAGAATCGCAGATCAAATCTATCAAAGGCGATAAATATGTTGAGGAAACAACATCTGTTAAAAACAGAAACGGGAAGATAGAAAAGCAAACTACAAGTGCTGTAAAGGAAGAAAGCACAACGAAAGAGAAAAAATTATCGTTGCTAAACAGTGGATATACAGACGAAGAAATAACATATTTCTATCAGAAAGAATACAACGACGATAAATTTGCTGTGGCTACTGCGATTGGATTAAATCCAAAGAGTTATATAGAATACAAACTTACTTCAGCTGAATTTGAAGGAAAAGTAAAATACAAAAAAGAAGCGTATATAAACTCAATGGATATAAGCAATTCGCAGAAACTTATTCTGAAAATGCTTGATGACAAATCATATGTGTGGTCAACAAACGAGTATCAGCAGATTATAAACTATGTAATAGGCCTTAACATAAGCAAAGAAGAAAAGTTTATTGTGTTTGATACAATAGGACTTACTCGAAAAGGAAATATTGTGTATCCGACAAGAAAAGACATAGAGTAATAAATTCGTTTGGTTAAACAATAACTAATTAAGATGGAGTCATAAAAAAGATTCCATCTTTTTATTTTCGCAGAGGTGCAGATAATACCGAAAGGAAAACTGAATATGAGTGAAATAGTCGAAAATGGGCAGATAACTGAAAGCCTGGAATCGTCCGACCAGGCCGTCGAGCAGACTACCGAAGAAACACCGAAACAGGAAACTGTTGAAACTGAAAAACCGAAAACAAAACAGGTATCAGAAAGAATCAACAAGATTCGTGCAGACGGTGAAAAGAAAATGAATGAAATGCGTGAAGATTATGAGAAACGCATTAAAGACATGACTTCGGAATTGAACAAATTCAAAGCCGATAAAGAAGGCATTACATTAGATGAATATGTTCAGAGAGAGCGAGATGAACAAGACAGAATAGCGAAACTTGTTGAACAGGACCCACGTTATAAACAAGCAATGCTGGAACAGTTCAACATAAAGTATCAGAATACACTCACAGCAATTAATGGAAAGTTCCCAGAAGAAAATCTTAAAGATTTAGAGAACTTGCCAAAAGAGTTTTACGAAGACCTTAACATGGGCAGAGACGCTTCCGAATCGTACGAACGATGGGTAATAGGAAAAAGGGAGTCAGCTCCTCCGTCAAGTGGGTCAGTAAAAGCAGGAACAACAGAAGAAAGTAAGCAGAAATCATATTCTGCTGAAGAATTGAATGCAATGAGCGATGAAGATTTTGACAAATTAGATTTTGATGAGCTCATGCAGACAATGAGAAAAAATTTATGAGGTAAATAAAAAATGGCATTAGTAAACGCAACATCATTCGTTCCTAAAATATGGAACAAGGCTATTATGCGTTCTTATGAAAAGAATCTTGTAGCCAAAAATATTTGTAACACAAACGCTGAAGGCGAAATCAAGGCAATGGGCGATACAGTTTATTTCAACTCACTCGCTGACCCTACAGTAAACACTTATAGCGGAAGTTCTATCACTTACGAAACACTGTCATCTTCACAGCTGACACTTTCAATTGACCAGGCTAAATACTTTGCTTTCAAAGTAACTGACGTTGAAAAAGCACAGGCAAATGTAGACATGCAGAGCTCACAGGCAACTCGTGCCGGATATATGCTCCGTGACGATGTTGACAAGTTCATTCTTGGCAAAGTAACAGGCGCTAACAAGACATACGATAACAGCGGTTCTTATGTATCAGTTACAGCAGCTAACGCTATTTCTGTTATTGGCGAAATCGCTCTTATTCTTCAGCAGCAGAACGTTCCGAGAGAAAAGCAGTTTATCGTTATTCCTCCGTGGCTTCAGTTAAAACTCCGTCTTGCAGGTATCAAGTTCAACATCAAAGAAGGTGCTTCTGCAACAAACGGTGTTGAATGGACAAACGAACTTGGTCTTGATTGTTACGTATCTAACAACGTTGCACTTGCAAGCGGTTCTACAACAAACTACAACGTAATGGCTGGCTCTACAGATGCTATCGTATTTGCACAGCAGATTCTTAACACAGAAGCAATGAGGCTTGAAGAAACATTTGATACAGGTGTACGTGGCCTGCTCGTTTATGGCGGTCTTGTTGTAAGACCTAATGACCTTGTATGTGCTAAACTCACAGCCGGTGCAGAAACAACCATTTAACGAGGTGACACAGTATGGCAGCAGGCGATCCGAAATATGAAGTAGTATCAGTTGCTTCAAAGCCTTATACGGCTGGCGAAGTAAAATGGGTTGAATGTGACGGAACAAGCACAA